GAATTAGTAAATGCGATTAGAGGATTGGGGGCAAGAATCTAATGGCACCTCGATCACATGCATTATTAAACGCATCGGGGTCACACCGGTGGCTGCATTGTACAGCCGCCCCTCTTCTAGAGGAGAACTTTCCCGATAGTACATCTGTGTATGCAAAGGAAGGAACCCTGGCACACGAACTGTGTGAGTTAAAACTACAGAAGTACACCACAGCCATGGCGAAATCCACATACACTCGCAAGTTCAACAAAATCAAAAAGGATGAGTTGTGGCAACCAGAAATGGACGATACATCGGAAACATACCTCGAATATATCAAAGGTGTTATGTTAGGTTGCACGGCAACTCCAGTAGTAGCCATTGAAAAACGTGTTGACTTTAGCCGTTATGTACCTGATGGATTCGGCACGGCTGACTGTATCATCCTATCCGGCGATACCTTGCACATCGTTGATTATAAGCACGGAAAAGGGGTAGTCGTTGATGCGGAACGCAATCCGCAAATGATGTTATATGCCCTTGGTGCGATTGATGCGTATAGCTTACTCTATATGTTCAATACGGTCAAAATGACTATCGTGCAGCCCCGTGTTAATAATATCAGCGAATGGGAAATCCCTACGGCAGAACTACTGGATTGGGGTAATACATTCGTCAAACCTCGTGCAGATGAGGCTATGTCTGGTAACGGTAAATTTGAACCCGGTGACTGGTGCAGATTCTGTAGGGCAAAACAACAGTGTAAAGCCCGATATGATGCAAACGACTCATTGCACAGTGCGCTAGTTGCTAATCATGATCCTCGGCTTATCTCGATGACAGAACTCGGTGAATATCTTCGTCGAGGGAAAGACGTCGCTGCTTGGCTCGAGGATATGAAAGACTACGCACTCACTGAATCTCTTAATGGGGTGGCAGTCCCTGGCTGGAAAGCCGTAGAGGGTCGTGGTAGTCGAGCTTTCCAAGACACTGATGCTGCTATAGATACTTTAATCAAAGCAGGTATTGATGAAAGCATTCTATATGAACGCAAGACATTAACATTGGCACAGATGGAAAAGACCATCGGTAAGACCCAATTTAATGATATGGTAGGCGACATGATTATTAAGAAAGCAGGCAAGCCTACCCTAGTTGAGGAATCCGATAAGCGCCCTCGGATTACCAATCAACCTACTGCGGCGCAAATATTTAATGTATCTAATGATAATAATGGAGGTAATTAATTATGTCATTCGTTCCACAACCAACCGAAGTATTATTGCAAAATGTTCGTGTATCCTATTGCCATCTATTAGAACCTTGGGCTAATTCCACACAGCCTGGTGCTAAACCTAGATATTCAGCTACTATTCTTTTACCTAAATCTGATGTAGCTCAACACCAAGCTCTCATGAATGCTATCGAAGCTGCTATCCAATCAGCTCGTACTAAATTCGGCGCACGTGTTCCAGCACAGCCAAAAGTACCAATTCATGACGGTGATGGCTATACACAATCCGGGAAGGAGTTTGGTCCTGAATGTAAAGGTCATTGGGTATTTACAGCAGCGCAAGATGCTAGCTATAAAGTTGAAGTAGTAGATCTTCAAGGTAATCCTCTCACAAATCCTACGCAAGTATATTCCGGCATGTATGTCAATGTACTCGTTCGATTCTTCTTCTACTCCAATCAATCCACTGGTATTGGATGTGGTTTGGGCCCTGTTCAAAAAGTACGCGATGGTGAAGCGTTGGGCAGTATGCCTGTTGCAGCATCCTCTGTATTTGGTGCACCTCAAGGTAGTGCGGCTAATGTTTATACCGGTGCTCCAGTAGCAGCAGGTCAACCTGTGCCACAACCAGTGCCACAACAAGGTTATGTACAACCGACATATGCTACTACGACACCTCAGCAATCTGTACAACAAGCTCCTGTAGGGATTAACCCTGTAACTGGTCAACCTTACTAATAGGTGCCTGATATGAGGCATCTAAGTATTGATATAGAAACATATTCATCGACTGATATCTCATTCGGCGTGTACAAATACACTGAATCACCTGATTTCGCCATATTACTATTTGCGTATTCCTACGACTTTGGCCCTGTTGAAGTCGTAGATTTAGCGCAGGGAGGAGTAATTCCTTACTGTGTAATTCGTGATTTATTAAACCCAGATGTAATCAAGCACGCTTACAATGCACAATTTGAAATTACGTGTCTAAATCGTGCAGGGTTACTCACATCTGTTGATCAGTGGCAGTGTACGATGATTCACGGTGCCTACTTAGGATATCCTATGGGCCTAGCCTTACTCGGCAAGGCCCTGGGGTTACCTCAGGATAAGAAAAAGGATACATCGGGGAAAGCACTTATCAAGTACTTTTGTACACCATGTAAGCCTACCAAACGAAATGGGGGCCGTGCACGTAATCTACCTAGACACGATATGGATAAATGGAATGCTTTTATCGAGTACAACCGCCAGGACGTTGTGACTGAGATGGAATGTTATCACAGATTAGCCTCTTTCCCTGTACCTGATGATACGTGGAAAGATTGGTATCTTGATATCCGAATCAATAGTAGAGGGGTGCGCATCGACCATGAATTGGTTGAGGGTGCATTATACATTGATGAGGAAAATCGAGAAATGTTGATGAATGAGGCTTACCAAATCACGGGGCTTAGCAACCCTAATAGCCGAAACCAATTGCTTGATTGGCTAAACAATAATACTAATGTCAGTCTTGATAAATTAACTAAGGACACTGTGGCCGATGCTCTGATGGATGCTGATGACGTTGCCGCAAAAGTACTCATGATTCGTAAAAAGCTAGCTAAGTCATCGGTATCTAAATATACGATGACTGATAGTGCCATGGGCGCTGATCTTCGTCTCAGAGGAACTTTACAATTCTATGGTGCCAACCGTACCGGGCGCTGGGCGGGTCGTCTTATCCAGGTGCAGAACCTGCCAAGAAATTACATCGAGAACCTCGACACGGCTCGACATCTCGTTAAAACCAAAAACCGTCAAGGGTTAGAACTTCTATATGGCGATGTATCGGATACGCTATCTCAATTAATTCGTACCTCAATTATTGCTGAAAAGGACAATACATTATGTGTGGCAGACTTCTCAGCCATTGAGGCTCGTGTTATTGCTTGGTTATCGGGAGAACATTGGCGGCAGCGAGTATTCGCTGAGGGCGGAGACATATACTGTGCTTCTGCATCATCTATGTTTGGCGTTCCTGTTGTTAAACATGGCGAGAATGGTCACCTTAGACAAAAAGGTAAAGTCGCTGAATTGGCACTCGGCTATCAAGGCGGAGTGAATGCATTAAAAGCCATGGGAGCTCTTGATATGGGACTCCATGAGGAGGAATTACCTGAAATCGTAAATTTATGGCGCAACGCATCGCCTAGAATAAGAGATTTATGGTATGCCGTTGAGAATGCGGCCGTGTACACCGTTACTACCGGGAATCCTATAGGCCTTGACCACGGCATTATGTTCCGTTTGGAAATTGATCCAATATATGGTTACCGTTATATGACGATTGAGTTACCGAGTGGACGTAAGCTATTTTATCCTAGCCCAAGCATTAAGCAGAATGCGTTCGGTAAGGATGCTGTACATTTTAAGACTAAAGTAAATGCTGCATGGGTTACTGAAAGCACCTATGGAGGCAAATTAGTCGAAAACATCACACAAGCAGTCGCTCGAGATTGCTTAGCGTTAACGTTACGCTGATTGGAGGATGCTGGATATCAAATTATCATGCACATCCATGATGAGGCTGTACTTGAAATCAACAAGCATAACGCAGAATCAACATTGGATGATGTTAATGCTATATTCTCAATCGCCATACCTTGGGCAGATGGACTGCTATTATCATCAGCGGGTTTTACTAACGACTATTATATGAAAGATTAGGAGGGGATACACTTGCAAAACGATAAACTGATTACCATCAGTATCGGTGCGAGTCGCACATCAAAGCAATGGACCCGTACGGAGATGTTGTGGTCCGAGTTTTGTGAACGCCTCAAAATCCCCGTTCGTACAACAGAAACCGTGGACGAATACCACAGATTGCCAAAATCTGAGAAAAGCAAGCTAAAGGACATAGGTGGCTTTGTTGGTGGTACTTTAAACGGTTTACAACGTAAAGCTATTAACGTGTCTGGGCGTGACCTGATTACTCTTGATATGGATGCCATATCGCCTGGGGAAACTGAGAACGTCGCTCGAACGATTGACAGCCTTGGCATGGCTTATGTCATCTACTCAACCCGTTCTCATACGGTGCATCGTCCACGGTTACGTGTCATCGTCCCTACTGATAGAACGATGACACCTGATGAGTATGAGCCTATTGCTCGTAAGCTAGCGGAGCTCATCGGCATTGGTATGATGGATGGAACTACGTTCGAAGCTTCTCGGCTCATGTATTGGCCATCATGCCCGAACGATGCGCAATATGTATATTACGTAGGCGATAAGGCATTCTTATCTGCTGACGGTATGCTCGGCCAATACACTGATTGGCGAGATGTGCGTTCTTGGCCACAAGTACCAGGTAAGGAAGCATCTCAGCATGAAAAGCAGCTACTTGCAAAGCAAGCTGATCCGAGAGAAAAACCAGGTATCGTAGGTGCCTTTTGTCGAATATATGGTATCCGTGAGGCGATTGATAAATTCATACCTCATGCATATGTCGATGTTGACGGCAGCGAGGACCGCTTAACGTTCGTTACTGGCTCAACAGTAGCCGGGGCGGTTATATATGATGACGATACATTCCTGTTCAGTCACCATAATACTGACCCGTGTAGTGGTCAATTAGTTAATGCCTTTGACCTTATTCGGCTGCATAAGTTCCACAGCTTAGACGAGACTGCTAAGGATGGGACACCTGGGCATAAGCTACCATCTTACATGGCTATGTCTAAACTAGCTATGCAAGATATGGTAGTCGTTAACGAACTCAACATGGCCCGTGCCAGAGAATCGGCATCAAATGTATTTGCTGATATTATCACGGATGTATCGGCTCACGCTGAGACATCCGACCTCGACCCTAATGCGTTAACGAACGTCGACTGGATGAAAAGTTCGACTTTAAAGTACGACGAGAATGGTCGACCTAAGAACACGCTAGATAACATGCTTAAAATCATGCACCATGATCCGGCGCTTGTTGGTAGACTTGCCTATGATAGATTTGGTTCAAGATACGTGGCAAAAGGAGCCCTACCCTGGAACCCAACACCAGGACTTCGCATATGGACAGACGCAGATGATGCGGGCTTACGGTGGTACCTAGAAAATAAATATGATATCACCGGCAAAGATAAAATCATGGATGCCCTCATTATGTGCGCTGAACAAAATGGGTTTAATGAAGTACTAGATTACCTTAACGGATTATCCTGGGACGGCATCGCCCGATTAGATACCATATTCATCGACTACTTAGGGGCTGAGGATAATGTATATACCCGTGCAGCCGCTAGAAAGTCATTTACGGCGGCAGTAGCGCGAGCGTTTGAGCCTGGATGCAAGTATGATACGATGCCAATTCTTATCGGTGGTCAAGGTATCGGTAAAAGTACTCTTATCCGCACGATGGGCAAGAAGTGGTACGCTGATGGCTTAAATACCTTTGAGGGTAAGGAAGCTGCAGAAGGCATTCAAGGTAAATGGATTATAGAAGCTGGTGAAATGGCGGGGTATTCGAGGGCTGAAGAAAATGCATCCAAGCAATTCCTAAGTCGTCAAGTAGATGTATTTCGTCAAGCTTATGGCCGACGTACACAAGAGTATCCACGGCAGTGTGTATTCTTTGGTAGTACGAATCAATATGAATTCCTAAAAGATATTACAGGCAATCGCCGATTTTGGCCTATCGATCTTGAAATGACGACTCCACGAAAGAATATATTCGTTAATCTTCCAGGGGAAGTAGACCAGTTATGGGCGGAGGCCTTGTATCGGTATAAAAGCGGGGAAAGCCTCATTATCGAGGATGACCCGAACGTACTAAAACTGGCTGATGCGGCTAGAGAGGCGCACATGGAATCAAATACCAAAGCAGGACTGATTAATGAGTTTTTATTAATCAAAGTACCGTTAAATTGGAATGTGATGAGTCGGAGCGCCAGGAGGACGTATCTTAGCATGAATGCTAAACCTGCCGAGGGTCAAGAGTTAGTATATCGTGACCGTATTTGTGCGGCAGAGGTATGGTGGGAATGTTTCGGTAACGACCCAAGTCGCATGAAGAAAATCGAGACCAGGGAAATTAATCAAATACTGGCGGACTCCCCATATACAATGGGTGGAAGTCAGTTGATGAGATTTGGTGAATATGGGCATCAAAGAGGGTTCAGAATCAACGAGTCAAAACTGAAATTATAACGTTAACATTCTTAATTAAGCGTTAACATTCTCAGTATTTTTGTTAACATTAGAATGTTAACGAATTCGGAGAATGTTAACGTCCCATGTTAACGTATAAAGTCAGTATTTATCTATATTCATATAGGTTGGTTAACATTGTTAACATTATATACTGGTAAATATCAAAACAAAGAGTTTTAAGAAAAAATACGCCCTTTACAGCCTTAATTTGAACCCTCATATACGCGTATGTAAACATGTTAACGTTTAAAAATTCCAGAGGTGAGAAATGTTAGAAAAGGATATTGAGAGAAAATTAGTTGCAGGCGTCAAACGTTCGGGAGGTAAAGCGTATAAGTTTGTATCCCCTGGTAATGTCGGTGTGCCTGATCGTATCGTCATATGGCCGAATGGTGTTATTCATTTCGTAGAATTGAAGACATCCAAAGGCGTACTTTCGCGATTGCAGGGTGTTCAAGCCCGTGAACTTCAAAAGCTAAATCAAAAAGTATTTGTGTTAAAAGGTGATGATGCCGTGTCTGGTTATCTGGAACAATTCACAGAAGAATTCGGGGAGAAATCGTAATGCAGTTTAATCCGCATGCGTATCAGCGATATTGTATCGACAAGACCGTTAATCAAGATAAGATAGGGTTATTCCTGGATATGGGTTTAGGGAAAACGATTATCACGTTATCAGCCATATACGAATTGAAGTACTCTAGATTTGCCATCCGTAAAGTGCTAATTATAGCGCCTAAGAAAGTAGCGGAGGCTACATGGCAACGAGAAGCGCGAAAATGGGACGGTGTAGGTATATTAAGGATATCTACTGTATTAGGCAGCTTGAAAAAGCGTATTAAGGCTTTAAACACACCTGCTGACATCTACATCATCAATCGAGAGAATGTAACGTGGTTAGTTGATTACTACAAGAATGCATGGCCGTTTGACATGGTAGTTGTGGATGAATCTAGTTCCTTTAAAAACCACACAGCTAAGCGTTTTAAGTCATTAGCCTATATGCATAACCATATCAAGCGCATGGTGTTGTTAACAGGTACGCCAGCCCCTAACGGATTAATCGACCTATGGGCGCAAGTGTATTTATTAGACCGCGGCGAGTCATTAGGGAAAACGTATACAGGATTTAGAGATTACTATTTCGAGCCCGATCAGAGGTCACGCGAAATGGTGTACTCCTATAAACCTAAATCCGATTCAAATGACAGCATTATGACGGCAATATCTGGGTTATGCATATCCATGAAAGCTGATGACTATTTGGAATTACCTCCAGTAATCAACGATATTAAATATGTGCAGTTAGATGCGAAAGCCAAAAAAGCCTACGAAGATATGGAGCGCACATCTGTATTAGAGTTGATTGAAGCCGACGAAGATATCACAGCTTTGAGTGCAGCAGCATTATCCACAAAGCTACAACAGCTAGCGAACGGTGCTGTATATGATGGCGACAGAAACGTTCACGAGATACATGGTTGTAAAATTGAGGCATTTATGGAACTCGTAGAACAGTTAAACGGAAAGCCTGCATTAGTGTTTTACAACTTTAAGCATGACTGTGAACGGTTAAAAGCAGCATTAGCTAAGACTAAATTACGAGTCTGTGAGTTAAAGGGTGCCGATGATGAGATAGAGTGGAATGCTGGAGAGATTGATATTCTATTAGCACATCCGGCTAGTACGGCATACGGGCTTAACTTACAGGATGGTGGTAACCACGTAATATGGTTCGGGTTAAACTGGAGTCTTGAATTATATCAACAAGCTAATAAGCGGTTACATCGCCAAGGTCAAATGGAGAAGGTAATTATCCATCATCTAATATGTGAGGGAACTCGTGATGAGGATATGATGGATGCACTAGCCCAAAAAGACCGAGCACAGGAATATGTGCTGCAAAGTCTAAAAGCAAGAATCGATAAATATAGAAAGGATGATTAATATGGATCAATTTATAATGGCAGGATTAATCGGGGCCATCGTGGTAATAGTGAGTTACATGACTATTCAAGCTATAGATATCGTTGATAAATATCTTGATAATCGAAAATACAAGATTTCATATGGACTGACCCCAGGTAGATTGTATGAGCGACCCCATAATCCCCCGCCGCCACCTATTAAGTTATCAGCTAATGAAGAACCAAGTCGTTATATAGCGAATGAAGAATTGAGACGTTTCGGAAAAGTAACGAATCAAATTGGGATATATACGGGTAAAGTTATAGCAGATAAATCCCCTAATCGCATAGTTAATCAAGGCGATGATATAAACCATCCAAGTCATTATACACAAGGAGATATCGAGGTTATCGATTACATCGAAGACAAGAAACTAGGGTATCGATTAGGTAATGTAGTGAAGTATGTATCCCGAGCTGGTCATAAGGACGATGCTATTAAGGATTTGAAAAAAGCCCGTTGGTATCTAAATCGGGAAATCGCAAAGAGGGAAGAACATGACAAAAGTCGAGCGACTACTAATTAACAAAGGGCACTATCTAGATGACACGTATCAACTTGTCATGGATATAGTTAAGGTTGTAGATAATCTCAAAGATAATGTTGCCGAGAGATTAGATGATGACCTGAGTGATGATGCATACGCCATGTGTGAGGAGATGTTTACTGCTGTCGAACAATGCAAAGCGGATATGGTAGAAGCCATCGAGGATATTGTCGAACGTATGGAGGTAAAGGATGCAAAAGCGTAGAAGCAGGGTAGATGTGATTGTAGGTGCCATACAGTCAGATTTAAGTCTTGCCATCATACGAGCCCGTAATAGACAACTGAGATCACATATGCTAGATGATAGAATTCGTGAAAGCGGATACATTGACGGATTACTACGAGCACAGATGATTATCAGTAAATATGGGGGCTATCGCATATGATGGTTAAAGAAGAACTACAAGCAGTCCGCCATACTGAGCAGCGAATGCGTGCGTTAGAGATTCAGCTAGATGCGATTAACCGAGATTTACATTCAGAAGCCATACAGATATGTGAATCGGGAGATGCTATGCCACGAATCAGTAAGCACTTACAAGAATGTAGGGAGGAGCTGAACAGAGAATGGGATGAATTGATTGATTCTCGAAATAAGGTCAAGCAAGTCATCAACCAAATAACTGACGGACAATACAGGGATGTACTGAATCTCAGATACATTAATGCATTGCCATGGGAGCAGATAGCTGTCGAACTAGGGTATTCGTGGCGACAAGTTCACAGACTTCACAAGAAAGCAATAGCTGAATTTGAAAAGATGGCATAGAATGGCACACTCTTAATTTAATATAATGTAAATGTAGTAGATAGCAGGCAGTGTCTGGCCCGCACAATATGTCTGCCTGCTGCACTGCCCCGGGGTAGACCTTACTTAGTTGAGGTCTACCCTTTTCTTATTGAGTATCAATGATAATACCTAATTGAGAAAATGAAAATTTGGAAAAGGTACTCCGCGGGCGAAAAATGGCCGCTGGTCGCCCCCGCGCGATAGGTGTCTCTGTGTAGGAGAAATTTTTCTGTTGAAAGTTGAATGTCAAGAGACAGAAAGGAGGTCGACAATGGCCGACGCAAAACCGAGAGTCAAATTCAATACCGCAGGCGATTTACTCGTATCAAGTGCTCAGCTTTGTGACCTTCTACGAGTAACCCCTGAAATTATTTCCAGGCACCATAAATCAGGGATGCCGAAAGCCGCTACAGGGTGGTGGAATCTCAGGGAGGTGCTTGCGTATCTTGGACATGCAAAAGGTGATAAAGCAAAAGACCAATCTGCAGCCACTCGAAAGTTAGTTGCTGAAGCTGACTTAAAAGAGTCTAAAGCAGCGCGTGAAAAAAAGCTTCTTGAAATATTAGAGGGTGAATACATATCTCGTGCAGATGTTGCTAAGGAATGGTCGGGGCGGGTACTTGAATTGAAGTCGTCATTTATTAAATTGGCGAAACGAATTGCAAGTGAATTCACGGATCCAGAGGCACGGGCGAATGTAGAAAAGGTGGTGAATGACGTTGTCGAAGACTACCTCGAAAGCTACGCGCGTAAAGGTGAGTACACGCCGGAAATCAAAGTCAGTCGAAAAGCAAAGGCCAAAGGTTGATTGGTTCCCTGAAGAACTTGAAGCGTTCAAACCCCCAGAACGATACACCGTATCAGAATGGGCTGACAATTTCAGGGTATTAACAAATATATCCGCAGAGCCCGGTAGGTGGAGAACCAATCGGACGCCATATCTAAAAGAGCCTATGGATAAATTCACAGACCCTCTGATTGAACAGATTGTACTGTGCTTTGGTGCACAGCTTGGCAAGACTGAAACAGAGCTCAACATGATAGGGTATGCATTAGACCAAACACAATCACCAGTTATGATGGTATACCCAACAGACGCTATTGCTAAATTTGCTAGCGATAAGCGAGTACAACCGATGATTAAATCGGTTAAATCTATTAGTGATAATTTTGACGAGAATAGTAAACTGCTTGAATTGGATTTTAACAACGGCAATTATATGGTACTGGTTGGGGCGAACTCACCAAGTAGCTTATCGAGCCGCTCAATCAAGTATCTATTCTTTGACGAAATAGACAAATACCCCGCCTTTTCAGGTAAGGAAGCAGATCCATTAAAACTTGCAAAGGAACGTACTAAAACGTTCGTGGACAAGAAAATAGTAATGGTATCTACGCCTACTGTTGAGTCGGGTAATATTTGGCAGGCGCTCATGAATGCAAATGAGCGCAGGCAGTATTACGTGCCATGTCCACATTGCGGAGTGTCGCAGACCCTCAAGTTTAAGCAGATAAAATGGCCAGATGAACACAACGATAATGCGGACATGATACGTGATACAGCGTATTACGAATGTGAACATTGCGGCGGACACATCTACGATAAGCACAAAATGGAAATGTTAAGACATGGAACATGGGAAGCGGTAAATGCATCGCAAAGCAAAGTCCGCTCAATTTCGTATCACTTATCGTCGATATATTCGCCGTGGGTCACGTTCGGAGACGTTGCGTACGAGTTTAAGAATTCCAAAGGTACACCTGCCTCATTAATGAACTTCATCAACTCATGGTTAGCAGAGCCGTGGAAATCTGCGAAAACTAAAAGCACACAGAATCTAGAGTTTACGCAATCGGAAGTTCCTCGTGGTATTGTGCCACAGCATGCACCATTACTCATTGCATCCGTCGACGTGCAGCAAGATCATTTCTGGTGGGAGGTTAGAGCCTACGCTCATGGTGTATCAAGTTACTTAGTCGATTATGGTCAAGCAAGTAGTTGGGCAGACTTAACCGAGATACTTATCAATAGAGAATATCCATCAGAGTATGGTGAGGCCCGTAAGATTGTGAGGGTCGGTATCGATAGTGGCTACCGAACAGATGAAGTATATCAGTACTGTGCGCAGTACCCCGAAGTATGCGTGCCAGTTAAAGGTGATTCTTCGCACAGTCCTCTAGCGCCGCCTTATAAGATGAGCAGCATCGAAAAGGGCGTCATTGGCGGTATGAAGCTGTACGTAGTGAATACCGATTACTGGAAGGACTTTATATTTGCACGTATGGTACGTCCGGCTAATGAGCCTGGCACAATCCATTTATTTAAGGATTGCCCAGAGGAATATTCGGAGCACCTACGGTCAGAGGAAAAGCAAGAAATCCGAAATGTAAAGACCGGAGCAGTTACAGTGCAATGGAAACCATTAACCAGTCATCCAACAAATCACTTGTTGGATACGTGTGTATACAACGCCATGGTGGCGGACTCGGTAGGTGTTAAATACCTACCTGAATATAATCCGGATACCGATGAGGAGGACGAAGATACGGATGATGAAGGCTTTAACGCAGATAGCAGAGGTTGGTTTAGTTAAGAAGGAGGTGAGACCATGAGCGCAAGAGAAGACTTGGAGCGTATTCGAACGATAATCGAGGAAATCGAGACGAATGGATACGCCGAGATGTCTGTAGGTGGTAAGCGATTTAAGACGCATGACCTGCCGACATTATACGCCCGTGAGCGTGAGTTAATGGCTCGCGTTGATGATGAGGCAGGTAATAGCACGACATCCTACGTGTCATGGGAGCGACGATGAATATACTCGATAAGGTAATAGCTTATTTCAATCCAGAACGCGCTGCCCGTAGAGCATATTTCCGTAGTTCGCTTGAACGTGGATATGATGCGGCGTCAACAGACCGATTGAGTGGCGACTGGATGCCAGTATTTGGTACAGCTGAACAAGTAGCATCAGGCCAACGTGATTTGATCCGAGGTCGTGCACGTGCAGCAGAACTTAATAGTGACCTCGCTGAAAGTGTTGTATTGGCATTACTACGGAACGTAGTAGGTACAGGAATAAAGCCACAGTGCAAAATTAAGACCCGCGCAGGAAAGCTGAATGAAAGACTCAATAAGAAGATTGAGGAGGCTTGGTCTGACTGGGTGGATAAAGAGAATGCGGATATCCGAGGAATATCTACGTTCTATGAATTGCAGGAAATGGCTCTGCGCCGAATGGTCTATGACGGGGAAATCTTAGTTAATATGACCTCCGAAGGCGCAGATATACCACTATCATTACAGCTTATCGAGGGCGAGAATATCGGAGCCGTATCGGTAAGCGAGAACGGCAACAGTATTGTTAATGGTGTGGAAGTTAATAAATACGGAAGACCAATAGCCTATCATGTATTCCAAACAGACCCATTAGGAATACGGTCGTTTAACGAGGCAAGGCTACCAAGTAATAGGGCTTTCCTATTACATAAGCCTCGCAGACCTAGTGAACTGCGCGGGGTTAGTATGTTAGCCCTCGTATTAAAGCGTATTCATGACGTAGATGAATACATGGATGCCGACCTTATAGCGGCTCGTGTAGCAGCATGTTTCGGCGCGTTCGTAACAAGTAATACCGGAAACAACCCAATGATTACCAACAAAACAGACGGTAAAGGTAAGAAAGTTCGTTCAATGGCGCCAGGGATTATCCAACATCTACGTGCCGGTGAATCAATTTCATTTGCGGAACCTAAGCGAAATGCAGGAACCGCATCAGAATACTCAGCGACACAAACAAGACGCATAGCGTCAGGTATGGGTCTAAGCGCGGACATAGTGACGCGCAATATTAGTGGTAACTTCTCCGCAGCTCGACAGAATATGCTGGAGGACCAGCAATCATTCAAGCAGATGCAGCGTTTTATAATTGAGCATTTTTGCATGCCTGTATGGCAGGCTTTCATTGAAGCATGCTACCTAAAGGGAATTATCCCGGCCAATGACTATGCAGCAAACCCAAAACTTTATAAAAAAGTAGCGTGGTTAGCTCCAGGATGGTCTTGGATTGACCCTGTTAAGGAAGTTAATGCTAACAAGGAAGCCATTAAGGCAGGACTAACAACGCTCGAGGACGTATGTAGTGCATCTGGTAAGGATTGGGAAGAAGTACTTGAACAGCGGAAGCTGGAACAAGACCGCATTAAGGAATTGGGTGTTGCCCTAGATATGAATGGGGACATAACGAATTTAGCGGATGATAGTACCACTGATATGAAAGGAGATGATAGCTAGTGGGGAAATTTGCAAAGCAGCTCTTAGGTAAGTATGCCCGAGAGGCACAAATTACAAATATCGAAGCGAACGATGATCGTACCGTCGAATTGTCCTTTTCCTCTGAAGAGCCATATGAAAGATGGTTCGGAACAGAGATATTGTGTCATGACGATGGATGCATTAACCTAGACCGCTTTAATAGTGGTTTAGGCACAGTGTTATTTAATCATGACCGCGACGTAGTTGTTGGCCACATCGAAAATGTGTGGATTGAAGACAATCGTGGCAAAGCGATTGTTCGATTCGATGAAGATGATGAATCCGAAAAGATTTATCAAAAAGTGTTAAAAGGCACGCTACAGGGCGTGAGTGTCGGGTATTCCATAAGCCGATACGAGGAATTAATTGATTCCGATTCCAAAAGCTCCAACGGTCGATTTACTGGTCCGGGTTATGTAATCACAGACTGGGAACCATTGGAAATTAGTATTGTGTCCGTCCCTGCGGATCCAAGTGTAGGGGTAGGCAGAAGTGTAGATGATAATGAGGAGGAACCTATGAAAGGTGATGCAAAAGCAAAAGGCACTGAGCAAAACGTGCCACAAGTAGTACCGGAAGTACCAGAGTCCGGAGTTAAAGGTTTTAATGCAGATGATGCTAAAAAGTTGATTGCGGCAGAACGTGAACGCGTATCTACAATCACAAGTTTGTGCCGTGATTTCGAAGTTGACGGTGTAGATGAATTCATCAAATCTGGCAAATCTGTTGCCGAAGTTCGTGAGGCAGTAATGGATGCGTTGCGTGAACGCAATAAACCAGTAATCACTAAAGTCGGTGAAGCAGATTCTGATAAGTTCCGCATGGCCATGCAGGACGCTTTGATGATGTCTGCAGGCATCCCAGTTGCAAATCCTGCACCAGGTGCAAATGAACTTCGTTCTATGTCCTTGATGGAATTAGCTCGCGAGTCTTTGGTTCGTGAAGGCTTAACCACTAACTATGCTGACCGATTGGAATTGGCACGTGAAGCAATTAACTCCACATCCACATTCCCAATTGCTTTGTCTAACGTAGCAAATAAGTCCTTGGTACAAGGCTATGAAACTGCACCGGCTACATTCGATGCATGGACCGGCAAAGGTAGTAACCGTGATTTCAAACCGGCAAAACGTATTTTACTTTCTGAAACAGCTGAATTGAAACTCGTTCCTGAAGGTGGACAATTCAAGGATTCTAAGTTGGAAGAAGCTGGTAACGACGTTCGTGTATTAACATACGGTCGTACATTCAGCTTAACACGACAAGCTATCATCAATGATGATTTGGGTGTGTTCAAAGATATCGCTTCCAAATTTGGTCGTTCTGCAAAGGATACCATCAACAGCATGGTGTACGGGTTGCTAACAGGTAATACCGTATTGAGTGACGGTAAAGCACTATTCGGTACTGATAGAGGCAACTTGGCGGCTACTGGTGCTGAATTAAGTGTTGCATCTTTATCTGCGGGTGTAGCAGCAATGCGCCGTCAAAAGCATATTGGCGAAAATCGCAATTTGAACATCGCACCTACATATTTGATTATTCCGCCAGAACTCGAAGCATTGGCTTACGAATTGGTTAAATCCACAGTGGACCCAGCTCGTAGCAATGATACAGTTAACCCATTCGGCGGTCGATTCACTATTGTAGTTGATGCGGCATTAACAGATCCACACGCATGGTATTTAGCAGCTCGTCCTACAGATGTTCAAACTATCGAAGTAACGTACTTGAACGGTGTTGAAACACCTCGATTGGAAACACAAACAGGCTTTAAAGTTGACGGCATCGAGTACAAAGTAGCAATGGATTGCAACGCAACAGCGCTCGACTTCCGTGGCTTGTACAAAAACCCTGGTAAATAATTAGTAATTGATTTAGGAGGTAACTAGATATGGCACAATTTATTCAAGAATTAGATCGTATTGATTTTAAAAATACAGCATCCGATATGATTGCCGTAGGGGACATTGTCCCTGTCGGCAAAATGCACGGTGTGGCGATAACTGATATTGCGCCTGGTGCAATCGGTGCGGTTAAGGTCACAGGATGTTTTACAGTTGATGCAGTTGTGACAGAAGCATTTACAGTAGGTGATGTTGTGTATTTTGATAAAACGCAAAAGCGTGCAACTAAAACAGACACAAATCCAGTATTGGGCATTGCCATTTCTGCAAAATCTGCAAGCGCTAAGACCGTTGATGTAGCTCTTTGGCCTAATGTAGAAAAGTAATGTAAGGGGGGGGGCGGCCGCCCCCCCCCCCCCACACGGGGAGTGAAAT